TACAAGCAACTAGCATTGAATACTGGCAAGGTCGAGTTAAAGAAGTTGAATCAGAAATAGCAGAGCTACAAGCAAGTCTAGAATATATTGAGTTTAATGTTCTAAAGCCTATTGGTGCAAAAGAACCATATTGGCATCGTCAATGGGACAAAGAAGTTATTATTCGTGATGAGGCTGGCCCTCAAGAACTTCGTCGTGTTCTTACAAATTGGGTAAGAGAAAATCCTACTGGTGTTGAGTACGACAAGAAAAGCGGCTTGTTTAAGGCTAAAGACTTTACTGGCGATCTTGAGGGCCAAGATCGATATGTAGATGAAGTAATCAAAGCTATTGTTTCTGACAACGATGCTGCGGATGTAAGCGCTACGGCAAGAAGCACTCGGCTACCAAGTCGCTCTGTATCTATTCCAAACGCTCTTGTTTTAGACTTTATCAACACAAATGCTTTTGATGTGCTTCGCAAGTATTCTCAAAGAGCAGGTGGCAAGAATGACTTTGCGCGTGTCTTTGGTAATAAGAACTTTAAGCAAGTCGCTGATGAATTAGTTGATGATTTAGTTGGTAATGGCGAGACATTAGAAAACGCTAATATGTTGCGTAAGAACTTTACAATTCTTTACCAAAGGGTAACTGCAACAACACTTAGCGATCCAACAAGTCTAACAAATAAAACTGTGCAGTTTTTAAAAGAGTTTACTTCTTTGAACTACTTGGGCAGCGCTGGGGTTACAGCTATTGGTGACGTTCCAAAGCTAATTATGGAAAATGGATTTAAGAATGTGTTTAAAGGCATTCTTGCTTCATTTGATGATCCAAACTGGCAAAAACAATTAGGTGAAGTAAAAAGTGTTTATGCTGAGGCTCTTGAGTTATCACTTGGCACAACTCAACAACGTATCCTTGAAGACACTGGTGTTACTACTGGCTCTAAAGTTTGGAATGGCGTTAAGGATGCTGGCTTTATATTAAACGGCCTTGGCCCTATGACCGTTGGTCTTAAGTCTCTTAGCGGTTCTTTGTCTGTTCATAACTTTGTAGAGATTGCCAAACGCGTAGCTGATGAATCGGCTTCTAAGTTTGATCTTGAGTACATGTCTCGTTACGGATTGTCCGTAGACATGATGAAAGAAATAGCAACAAAGGCTCCTGTTCAGCAAACAGGACAGAAACTATACGTTGCTAATATTGGCGAGTGGTCAAATGCTGGTATTCGAGCGTCTACAATTGCGCAATTCCAAGCGGCAGTATCAAAGACAGTAGCTAACACAGTTCTTAGCTCTACTCCTACTACACGCTTTACTTATGCTGATGGTTCGATTTTTGTGCCAATCAAATGGGCTAGGTCTGTAATGCCTAATGTTGAAGAAGCAAAAGATTTCCAAGGCTATGTTCGTTGGGAAAGTGGCGTAATGACTATGCCATTCCAGTTTTATAACTACTCAATGTCTGCTGCATCCAATATTCTTAGAACAACTGCGCAGGGTCAAACAAGACACCGCTATGGTGGTTTTGCCCTTATGTTAGGCATTGGCTACATGATGGCTAAAATTCGCACTCCTGACTGGGCTTGGGAGGAAATGGATTTTGACCAGAAGTTTACGGCTGCTGTTGAGCGCAGCGGTATTGGTTCGATCTACGCTGATGTTGCTCTTAACTCTATACGCATTGGAACGCAGCTTGGATTAAATGATCCTGACAATGACATGGTACGTTTGCCGTTTTATGGGAAAGATGGCTTTGCAGAGGCTGCAACTACTCTTTTAGGTGCTGGTTCTAGCACGATTAAAGACGCTGTTGATGCTGGTATTAAGTTTGGTGAAGGGGAGTATGGTGACGCTATGAAGGAGTTTTATCTTATGTTGCCATTGACCGAGCTGTTTTGGATGAAGGAAGACTCAAGAGCTATGATTGACTATGCTACTAAGTCTATCTTTGAAAATAGATAAAAATATGCTAACCAATGCCTAAAGGAGCTGGTTTACAATGGCTATTAATGTTTCAGACAACAACCCAAGGGTAAATTACACAGCCACTTCTGGGCAGACAGTGTTTACCGTTTCATTTGAGTTCTTCGAGGAATCAGACTTAACAGTCTATATCAACGGAACTGAGAAGACACTCACTACAGACTACACTGTAACAGGTGGCGATGGGTCTACTGGGACAATAACATTAGTTACTGGAGCAACGGCGAGTGACAAAGTAGCTATTGTTCGGGACGTTGCAATGCAGCGCACAACAGACTTTAATGCTGGTCAGGACATAAACAGAGCTGCTCTAAATGAACAACTAGATACCTTAACTGCTCTTGTCGCGGATATAGATGATCGTGCGTCACGCGCATTGCAATTAAACGACTATGAAGTAGCGGTTGGCATTACATTACCTGCCACAGATGATCGTAAGGGTAAGGTTCTTGGATTCAACGAAATTACTGGTGATGTTCAATCTGGCCCTACATTAGCTGACGTTCAATCTCTTGCTGATGTAAGTGCTGACATTGCGACACTTGCTGACATCGAAGATGGTACAGATGCGACTGATGCAATTCAAACTGCTGCTAGTGTGGCCTCAGATATTTCTACAGTAAGTGGCATTAGTGCAAATGTTACTACAGTTGCAGGTATATCGAGCGATGTGACTGCGGTGGCTGCTGACGCGACTGACATTGGCACTGTGGCAACCAACATTTCTAGCGTAAATACTGTAGCTACTAACATTGCAGATGTTATCACGGTAGCTAACGATCTTAACGAGGCTGTCTCTGAGGTTGTCACTGTTGCTGACGATTTGAATGAGGCTGTATCTGAGATTGATACTGTCGCAAGTTCAATCTCTAATGTTGATGCGGTTGGCACAAACATTGCGAATGTAAACACTGTCGCGGGGATTAACGCAAATGTCACAACAGTGGCAGGGATTAGCGCAGATACCTCTACGGTTGCTGGTATCTCTGGGAACGTAACGACTGTTGCGGGTATTAGCTCTGATGTTACTGCTGTTGCCGCTGATGCAACGGATATTGGAACGGTTGCTACGAATATTAGTAACGTCAATGCGGTTGCTGGGAATGCGACCAACATTAACTCTGTGGCAGGTAATGCGACAAACATTAATGCGGTGGCTGCGGATGCGGCAGACATTGGTACTGTTTCTGGAATCTCTGCGAATGTAACAACGGTTGCTGGTTTATCTAGCAGTGTGAGTGCGCTTGCTTTAATTAGCTCAGATATCACAACGGTTGCTGGCATATCTGCCAATGTCACAACGGTTGCGGGTGACACTGCCAACATTGCAACGATTGCCACAAACTTAAATGGTTCTGATACGATTGGCACGGTTGCGGGTTCGATCTCTAATGTGAACGCTGTTGGTGGTGCTATTTCTGATGTAAGCACTGTTGCGTCTAATCTTACTGACGTTCAGTCTTTTGCTAATACTTACCGCATTGGTGCAACTGATCCGACAACAAGTCTAGATACTGGCGATTTGTTCTACAACACAACGAGCAGTACTTTAAAAGTTTATACTGGTTCTGGTTGGGAACAGGGCGTTACTGCGGGTTCAGGATTCCTACCGCTTACTGGCGGTACGCTAACAGGTGGTTTAACTCTTTCTGCTGATCCATCTACAAATTTACAAGCTGCAACTAAACAGTATGTAGACAATGAGGTTGCAGGGATTGTAGATAGCGCACCAGCTACACTAGACACGCTAAATGAACTAGCGGCTGCTCTAGGTGATGATGCTAACTTTAGCACTACAGTAACAAATAGTATTGCTGCTAAGGTTTCTAAGTCTGGCGACACTATGACAGGTAATCTGTCTTTCGGCGACAACAACAAAGCCATCTTCGGCGCAGGGTCTGACCTACAGATTTACCATGATGGGTCTTATAGTCGCATACATGACGAAGGCACTGGTTCCTTAATACTTCAAACAAACGGCACCAATGTTTCCATTAACAGCACTGGTAAAAACATGGGCATTTTTACCAAAGATGGCTCTGTTGATCTTTACTATGACGGTGTTAAAAAACTCGCCACCACCAGCACAGGCGTAGACGTAACAGGTAACATTGCAGTATCAGGCACAGTTGATGGCGTGGACATTGCAACGCGCGATGGCGTTTTAACAAGCACAACCACAACAGCAAACGCAGCACTGCCAAAGGCGGGTGGCACCATGACAGGTGCCATCACGTTCGCAGCGGGTCAAACGTTTGATGGTCGTGACGTATCTGCGGATGGGTCTAAGCTAGACGGTATCGAAAGCGGTGCTGACGTAACTGACACAACCAATGTTGTTGCTGCATTGACTGCGGGTACAAATGTCACGATTGCGGCTGATGGAACTATTAGCTCAACAGATACTAACACTACCTACACAGGCGATGGCAATTACGGCATCACTATTAGTGGCACATCCATTCGTTTGGAAAATGACCGCCGCAGAAATGATACAGGTACAGACGTTTATTCTGGCAACACGCACGACTATACGTTCTACGATGCGTCAGTAGGCATTCGCTGGTATACCTCTGGGGCAGAGGAAATGCGCCTTGAGAATGATGGCGACTTGCACGTTGATGGTAACATCACAGCATACTCAACAACAGTATCAGATGAACGCTTAAAGACAGACATAGAGCGTATTGAGGGTGCGTTAGGCAAGGTTTGTGCTTTGTCTGGCTACACATTCACATATAAGCACGATGGCAAAGCATCGGCTGGTGTTGTTGCTCAAGAGGTAGAAAAGGTTTTGCCATCTGCTGTCATTGAAAAAGAATTAGCGTTTCAAGGCGAAGAAGGTAAGCAGTACAAGATTGTGCAATACGATCAACTTCATGGCCTTTTGATTGAAGCAATTAAAGAATTAAAAGCTGAAATACAGGATTTGAAACATGGCTCTACAAAGTAGCGGTGCAATATCCTTAAACGACATGCACCTTGAGGTCGGCGGCTCTAGCGGATCGCAGGTTTCGCTCAACGATAGTGATATTCGTGATTTGATTAGTAAATCGTCAGGTGCGCAGAGTAGTTTCAGCGAATTTTATGGTGCGTCTGCGGAAACAGAAGTATCATCTGGCACCACTATCAACGGTCAATCTAACGCAAAACAAATTACAGCAAGCAGCTATATTTCCTCTGGTGGGACATTAGTAGTCCCAACAAATTTTTGGGTCTGGTCTGACAGCACGGCTACTCCAGCGTTAACAATTGATATTGCTTGCACGGTTAAAAACTACGGTAAAATTATCGGTAAAGGCGGCGCAGGCGGCAACGGGAATAATGCAGAAGGTGACGATGGCGGTCCAGCTATCAAAATAAACAGCGGAGTTACTGGCGTAACTATTATTAACTATTCTGGTGCATACATTGCTGGAGGCGGCGGCGGCGCAGGCGGCGGTAGCGGCGTACAAGCTGGCGGCGGTGGTGGAGCTGGCGGCGGTAACGGCGGTGGCAACCAATATGCAGCAGGGTGGGGATATACAGGCGATGGTGGCGCAGGCGGCATATTAAACGCTACAGGTGCAAATGGTGCTGCT